CGCACTCGTCGTCGCAAGTTGTTCGGCAAGTGCCAGTGCTCGTGCTGGTTGTGCTCGCCGTGGGATCGGGTCGTGAAGTTCAGGCGCAAGCGGGACGAGGTATCGCGATGAGCACCAAACACCAGCCGTTCGCCCATGACTCCAACGCAATCGATCCGCTTCGCCTCGGCGTTCGTCTCGGGACCGATCTTGCAGTCGAGCCCCGGGGCGGCCCGTGCAGCGGATCGACTCCGTTGTCCACTCTGTCCCGACGCGCGACATGTGCGACCAGAACAGGCCCCACCTAACCTCCGCCCCCAACCCCACCGCACGCTCGCCCCGTGCTCACCTCCTCCCAACCCACCGCTCTCCCCTGGCGCGAAGCCCAGCGCGCCCGCCTCCGCAAAGCCGCCCTCACCGCGTTGCGCCCACCGCCCGACGTCACCGTCTCCGAGTGGGCCGACCAGTACCGCGAGCTGAGCTCCAGCCAGTCCGCTCTCGCCGGCCGATGGCGCACCAGCGAGACGCCCTACCTGCGCGAGATCATGGACGCCCTCAGTCCGAACTCGCCGGTGCAAACCGTCTACGTGATGAAAGGCGCCCGCGTCGGCTACACCGAGGGGCCCATCAACAACACGGTCGGCGCCTACATGCACATGGCGCCGTGCCCGATGATGGTCGGGCAACCCTCCGAAGGCGACGGCGAGGAGTGGAGCAAGGACTCCCTCGACCCGATGCTTGCCTCGACGTCGGTTCTCCGCGGGCTCGTGACGCCCGACGGCGAGCGGAAGAAGGGCAACACGATCATGCACAAGCGCTACCGCGGCGGCGTGATCTACGTCGTCGGCGCGAGCACTGGCAAGAGCTTCCGTCGACGCCTCGGGCGGCTGCTCATCGGCGACGAGATCGACGGCTGGCCCGGCAGCATCGACGGCGAAGGAGATCCTTGGGGCCTGTTCCTCAAGCGAGGCGATACATTCGGCACGCTGAAGAAGGTGCTCGGCGGGAGCACTCCGACCGTCAAGGGCTACTCGCGCGTCGAGCGGCTCTTCCTCACGTCCGACCAGCGCTACTTCCATGTGCCATGCCCCGAGTGCGGGCACATGCAGCAGCTCATCTGGGAGAATTTCCACTGGACTGACAACGACGCGAAGACGACCGAGTACGCCTGCGCGAAGTGCTCGACCCTGATCCCCGACCACAAGAAGCGATGGATGCTCGACCGCGGCCGCTGGGTCGCGACGTTCCCCGAACGCGAGGCGCGCGGCTACCACATCAGCGCGTTCTACTCGCCCTGGGTCGGCTGGCCGCAGATCGTCGCCGAGTGGCTCGCGGCCGAAGGCGACCCGACGCTCGAACAGGTGTGGACGAACACCGTGAAGGGCGAGACGTGGGACCTGGCGAACGCCGAGCGCTGGTCTCTCGAAGACCTCCGCGCGCTGTGTGTGCCGCTGATCTGCGTCCCTCGGCTCGCGGCGTGCCTGACCGCGGGCGTCGACGTGCAGGGCGATCGGCTCGTGCTCGTCGTCGACGCGTGGGGGCCGAACGAGGAGCGGTGGACGCTGCTTCGGCGCGACCTTCTCGGAGACCCGACCGGGCCCGAGGTGTGGGAGGATCTCGACGCGGCGCTCCTCGACCGCTACGCCCTCGAAGGCGGCGGCACCGTCGCAGTGAAAGCGGCGTGCGTCGACTCCGGCTTTCAGGCGCAGGAGGTCAAGGCGTTCTGCAAGCGCCGGGTGAAGCGGCGCGTGACGGCGATCAAAGGCCGCGAGGGCCAGGGCGTCCCCGTTTGGCCGCGCGAGTCGAAGACTCGAAACAAGGGCCGGGCCGACGTGGTGCTCATCGGGATCGACGCCGCGAAGGAGGCGATGCACGCACGTCTCCGACGCTCCGCGCAGGGCGTCGCTGGTCCCGGTCGGCGAGGCGGCCCCGGCTTCTGGCACTTCGCGAACACGCTCACCGAGGCATTCTTCGAGGAGCTCACCGCCGAGGTGCAAGTCGTCGAGCACAGCAAGGCGAAGCGAGGCGGCACGAAGGCGGCCGCTCGTCGTCGGTGGATGCTGCGCAAGCCCGGCCTACGCAACGAGTCGCTCGACTGCTGCGTCTACAGCTACGGCGCGCTATGCGGACTGCTCGCTCGAGGCGCCGTGAACCTCGAAAAACCGCTCGTCGGAAAGGACGTGCCGGCGACCTTCGCTCTCTCGCGGGAGGTGGTCAGCGAAAAACGAATTTCGTCCCGTCCCTCAAATCTCGAACGTCGGGACGAAAATACGAAAGTGGTCGAGCCGGGTCCGGCGGTGCCCGTCGTCGAGCCGCAGCCGGTCGCGCCTCCGGCGCCTCCGGCTCGCGTCGTGCCCGATCCGAAGAAGAAGCGCCCGCGGTTCTTCTGAGCCGTTGACCCGCCTGCCTGTCGCGCGCGCGTCTGTTTATTCGTGGCCCATGGCGTGGACGCAAACAGACCTCGACCGAGTCGAGATGGCGATCGCGAGCGGAGTGCTCGAGGTCACGACCTCCGACGGGAAGAAGGTTCGTTACCAGTCGCTCGCCGACCTGATCCGCGTCCGTGATCTGATCGCCTCGGCGGTCAACGCAGAGACGCGCAAGCCGTCGGTCTCGTATGTGCGGCATCGTCGCGAAGGCGGTTGTTGATGAGCCTCCCTGCGTGGCCGCGCCCTCGCCCACCCGCGCCTGTCGAGGACCCGATCGAGACGGCTGATCGCGAGCTTGCCGACGAGATCGCCAAGGCGGCCCGCAAGGCTGGCGTGCTCCTGCCGCTACCGACAAGTCCCGCCGTCTCGCGCCTCCCGTCCGACCGGCTCACCCGGCCGACCGGCCCGGGAGCCACCCGATGAGCCTGCGCTCTAACCCGCGCCCGGGCTTCTGGCGTCGCCTCGGCCGCGCTCTCGCCCGACCCTTCCTTCCGTCGAGCCGCCGCTTCTACGACGCCGGCCGGGTCTCGTCCCGCTTCCGCGAGTTCGGCGGACGCAACGCCGGACCGAACACCATCCTACTCGCGCAGGCCCGACGCCTTCGCGACCGCGCGCGAGAGATGGTCCGCAACGACCCGCACTGTGCTCGTGCCATCGCAGTCATCGTCAACAACGTCGTTGGCACGGGCATCACCCCGACTGCGACTCGTGCCGCCAACGAGACTCAGTCGGATACGCCGACTCGCGCCGACATCGCCGACGCGATCTGGAAAGCCTGGTTCGAGCCCGGCGTCGCCGACATCGAAGGCCAGCTTTCGGGCGACGCGCTCATCGGCACGGCCGTCCGCGGTTGGGCTGAGTCGGGCGACGCGCTCATCCGGCGTCGAGTCGATCCGAAGCTTCGACCTGTCCCGTGGCGCCTCGAGGTCCTCGAAGCGGACATGCTCGACGAGCTCCGCAACGAGACGACCGCCAGCGGTGGCCAGATCGTGCAGGGCGTCGAACTGGACGCCCGTGGTCGCCGCGTCGCCTACTGGATCCTGACGCAGCACCCCGGCGAGCAGGGGCTTTCGTACGGCGCGACGGCGCTCCGTGAAGCCGTGCGCGTGCCGGCGTCCGAGGTGATCCACCTCTTCATGCCGCTCCGACCTCGCCAGGTCCGAGGCGTCCCGTTCCTCTCGACGATCCTCGCGGCGAAGAAAGACCTCGGCGACTTCGAGTCGTACGAGCTCCTGCGGAAGAAAACCGAGACGGCCGTCTGCGCCTTTGTGATCCCCGGCGACAACATGAGCGCCGCGGACTCCGACGATGACGAAGGCCTCGTTCCCTCGGTCGAGGACGCCGACGGCAACACCGTCGAGGACATGCAAGGCGGGCTGATCCTCCGGCTGAAAAACGGCAAAGAGGTCAAGTTCAACACGCCGCAGATCTCGGCGAATTACGACACCTACAAGCGGGCGATGCTCCAGTCGATCGCGGTCGGTTGCCAGATCTCCTACGAGCAGATGACCGGCGACCTGTCGCAGGCGAATTACTCGTCGCTCCGCGCTGGGCTCCTCGAGTTCTGGCGCTACGTCGAGCAGCTCCAATGGCTCTACCTGATCCCGACCGTGATGCAGCGGCTGTGGGGCTGGGCCATGGAAGGCGCCTACCTCGCTGGGACTCTGCCCGGCCCTGACCCGGTGCCTGTCGAGTGGTCGGCCCCGAGGCGGCAGAGCGTCGATCCGGCGAAAGACACGCTGGCCGACATCCTCGACGTGCGCGCCGGCTTCGTCCCGCTCGAAGACAAGATCGGCGAGCGTGGATACCAGGCGGCGTCAGCGTTCAAGCGGATCGCAGCGACGAACAAGATGCTCGTCGACATGGGGATCATCGTCGACACGGATCCCCGCGCGATGGCCTTCCGCGGGGCCTTCCCCTCCTCGGTCGCGGGAACCGCCGCAGCCGCTGTCGTCGACACGGGCGACTCGGCCGACACCGAGCGGAAGCTCGAGGTGCAACTCATGCGCCGCTTGCTGGCGCTCTACGAGACCCCCCTCAAAACCGCGACCGCATCGGCGGATACCTCCGAGCACGAAACGGACTCGGAGACCTGATGCCCGACGCCTCGCCCAGCTACCTCGAATTGCCCGTGCAAACACGGGCGGCCGACGTGCGCCCGGGCTCGTGGGACGAAGCGACCCGCACCGTCGAGGTGATTGCCTCGACTGGCGCGATGGTCCGCCGCTACGGCTTCATGAGCGAGTACGACGAGGAGATCCCGGTCACCGAGCAGGTCTTTGACCTCGCGCGATTCCTGACCGTCGGCCCCGTGCTCGACAACCACAACAGCTACGGCTCGGCGCTCAACGCGATCGGCCGTGTCGCCGCTGCGCAGATCGAAAATCGCCAGCTCATCGCGACGCTCCAGTTCGATACGGACCCGACCAGCGACGCCATCTTCCAGAAGATGGGCCGTGGGATCTTGCGGGCCGTCTCGCTCGGCTACGACGCGGACTATGAGCGCGTGCGAGCCAAAGACCGCGAGGACGGCGGCACCGTCGACCTCTACCGCGCGACGCGAGTGACGCCCTATGAGGTGTCGGTCGTGATGATGCCGGCCGATGCCGGCGCAGTCGTCCGCGGACAGCAGACCGGCGCAACCCGCCGCTACGCCGTCCGCGACGCCACCCCGCCCGCATCCGCGGAGCCCACCCAAGAGACGCCGGCCCAGCCGGAGGAGAGAGCCATGCCGACCCCCGAGAATGCAGGCGGCGCGGCCGCCCTCACCGCCGAGCAGACCCGCGACATCGCCCGCAAGGCGCAGGCCGAGGGCTTCAAGCGCCTCGCCGACACGCAGGCCCTGCTCCGCACCCACACCCTGGACGAGGCGCAGGCGCCCGACCTGGTGCAGCGCTTCGAGAGCGACATCGAGCTGCGCGCGGAGGTCCTGCACCTCCTCGCCGAGCGCGACCGCAAGGCGCCGAAGATCGATCACCCCCAGCCCCCGGCCTTCGAGCCCGGCGAGGACGGCCTCGACAAGACCGCCCGCGCGATGGGCGAGGCGATCATGCATCGCGCGATGGGCAACGCCGACGACTCCAAGGTCCGCGCGTGGAAGAAGCGCATGGCGGACGACGGCCGCAGCGCGGAGATCCCGAAGGCGCCGACCGACGACACCGTCAAGCGCATGGCGCGCACGCGCCTCATCGACCTCGCCGACGCGTACCTCGTCGCCCGGGGCGTCCGCACCGCGGGCATGTCGATCGGTCGCATCGCCGAGCTCGCGCTGACGATGCGCTCCGGTGGCGGCCTCGGCACCACCTCGGACTTCCCCGGCCTGCTCGCCAACACGGCGAACAAGCTGCTCGAGATCGGCTACGCCGAGAGCCCGAGCCCGAGGCGCCAGTTCGCGCGCCGCGTCGATCGCCCGGACTTCAAGGAGTTCTCGATCGTCCGTCGCTCGGGCGCCCCGCGCCTGACGAAGGTCAACGAGCACGGCGAGATCAAGCGCGCCGGCTTCAACGAAGGGCCGACCCTGACGGGCCAGCTCCAGACGGCCGGTGTCTCGGTGGGCTTCACCCGCCAGATGCTGATCAACGACGACCTCGACTCGTTCGCGCAGACGACGCTGGGTCTCGGCGACTCGGCCGTCGCCTACGAGGACGACCTCGCGGTCATGGACATCCTCTACGGCAACCCGACGCTGGAAGACGGCACCGTCCTCTTCCACAGCTCACGCGGCAACCTCTCGACCGACGTCGGCACGCCCGACCTCGACGCGATCAAGTTCGCCGCGAAGATGTTCGCGGCCATGGGCGAAACGGTCCAGACGGCCGGCACCAACGCCGGCACGACGACCCGCAAGATCCAGTTCTCGCTCGTCGGCTTCTACGGGGCCATCGGCGAGATGATGACGATCGACCAGATCATCAGCGCCCCGCGCTACCCGGACGCCCCCTCGAACGCGGTGCCCCGCACGCTCGCGGGCCTGCAGACGCTGCGCGACGACCGCCTCCAGATCGAGGCCGCCTCGCCGGACGTGCACTTCGCCTTCTCGAACCGCCCGGCCCTCGTCTGGGGCGGCCTCGAAGGCGACCCCAGGCCGCGCCTGTCGATGGGCTACGAGGCCAGCGTGGACGGCGCCGTGTGGCAGCTCATCCACGACACCTACGTCGCCGTGAGCGACCCGAAGGCCATCATCCGCATCCCGAAGTCCTGAACCTGAGCGCGCCCATCCGGGCGCAGCGTGACGCGCCGCCCGGCGCCGGAGAGAGACAATGCAGAACTATATCCAGGAAGGCGATGTCCTCACGGTCGCGGCTCCGGCAACGGTCGTCAGCGGGCAGCTCATCCAGGTCGGCAACCTCACCGGCGTTTGCGCGAGCGACGCCGCGTCGGGTGCCGACGTCGAGATCCTGACCGAGGGATGCTTCCGCCTCCCGAAGGTCACTGGCTTCGTGCCCGCCGCCGGCGACGTCGCCTACTTCGACTTCGGCAGCGACAACCGCCTCGAGGCGACCGGCGTCCCGGTCGGGTTCTACACCCACGCGGCGCTGACCGGCGACACGAAGGCGCGCATCACGCTCGACCCGCTCGGCGCGGCCGCGGCCGTGCGCCAGGAGACGGTCTCGATCTTCATGGCGCCGGGCTCGGCGACCGTCAAGACGGGCATCTTCGTCGCGCCCTTCGACGGCAAGATCAAGAGCCTCTCCTACTACGCCGACGCCACCGCGACATCGGCGCTCGGCACGGTCCTCCTCGTCGCGCAGAACGCGGCGCTGTCGGACCACACCCTGCTCAGCACGGCGAACATCGACGTCGAGACCGCGACGGTGGACGTGCTCACGGCGCTGACGCTGACGAGCACCACGGCCGACCTCGTGCTCAACAATGGCGAGATCGCCGAGTTCGTCATCACGCCGAACAACGCTGACCTGGTCGCCGGCACCGGCTTCCACATCATCGTGACCTTCGAGCGCACCGCCTGAGATTGAGGAGGCCTCGCAGTGGACGTCGACGCGCTCATGGCACTTGCGAACACCGCGGTCGAAGGCACCTTCGGCCGGTCGGTGACGTATACGCCTGTGAGCGGCGAGCCCGTCGTGGTCCTCGGTGACTACCAGACGAGCAACCTCGGCAAGAGCTTCGCCAGCGCCATCGAGGCGTCTGGCGGGGTGCCGCGCCTCGACTTCCACAAGGCCACGCTGGTCGACGCGGGGATCTCCCCGACGAACCGCAAGGGCAAGACCCCGGGCGACGTCGTGGCGTTCCTCGTCGGCGCTGAGGTCCACACCTACGAGGTGATCGACATCCTCCCGAGCGCGCCGAACAGCATCGTTCTCGCGCTCGGAAGGCGGTCCGAGTGAGCCACTACCGCACCGAGATCTACGCGGCAACGAAGGCGCGTCTCGAAGCCGCGGCACTGGTCGCTGACGGTCGCGTGTCCGTCGAGCGCGTCGAGGCGGTCACCTGCCGCACGGCGGCCGAGGCTGCGTCCGAACTCCCGGTGATCAACCTCACGATGGCGCCCGGCAACCGCTCGCGCGATACCGAGGCGGCACCGCTGAAAGGCGAGACGACGCTCGACCTCGAGGTGCTCGTCACGGGTGCCGACACCGAGGCCGTTGCCGCTGCGCGCGACGCCCTCGCAGAGCGCGTCGAGAACCTACTCCTGGGCGACCCGCTCGGGTGGTCGTCGAACAAGTGGAAGTGCCTCGGGGTCAACGACAGCGTGGCGATCTCGGGCGATAGCGACGTCCTCGTCGGCATGGCCAAGCTCTCGTTTCGGCTGGAGATCGCCACGGTCCCCACGGTCGAGACCGAGGACATGCTCGAGCTCGTGAACGTCGACGTGCAGACGACCGAGCCCGACGACGAGTCGATCGAAATGAGCTTCGTGGCGGCCCCGTCCGTCGAGGAGGAGTGATGTCCGTCCAGTTCGACTCGATCCCCGCGGGCATCCTCCTGCCGCTCGTCTACATGGAGTTCGCCGGGCGCGCGCCGACGCCCTCGGGCGCGCTGGTCAACCCGACGGTCTTCCTCGGGCAGAAACTCGCCGCTGGCACGGCCACGGCCGGAAGCCGCGTCCGCGTCCAGTCCGTCTCCGATGCGGTGACGCTGTTCGGGCAGGGCTCCATCCTACACCGCATGGCGATCAAGTTCTTCGCCGCCAACCCCGGCGGGGACCTCTACGCGATCCCGCTCGCCGACGACAGCGGCGGCACCGCCGCGAGCGTCACGTTCACCGCGACCGGCACCGCGACTGCGGCCGGCACGTTGTTCATTCGCGTGGGCGACAAGCTCGTCGAGGTGGCGATCCCGAGCGGCACCGCAAACACCGATGTCGGCCCGCTCATCGAGGCGGCCTTGGACGCGGTCGCCGATCTCCCGGTCACGACCGCGAGCTCGACGAACGTCGCAACGGTGACGTGCCGCCACAAGGGCACGGTCGGCAACCAGATCCCGTTCACCATCAACGCGCTCGGCCAGGCCGGCGGTGAGGAGTTCCCGGCCGGGATCTCGATCGCTATCTCGGCGACGCACCCGGTGAACGGCGCGACCGACCCGACCAGCTCGAGCTGGATCACGGGCATGGGCGACGACGCCTACGACGTGATCGTCCCCTCGCTCACCACCTCGGGCATGATGGGCGTCCTCAAGACCGAGACGGCTCGGCGATGGGGCCCGCTCGTCGCAGTCGAAGGCCACGCGATCGCGGTCGTCCTCGACAGCGCGGCCGACCTCGCGGCCTACGTCGTGGCCCGCAACGACAAGCACCTGACGGTGTTCGGCGCGAAGGAGTCGGCCGGCTGGCTGACCCCCGCATATGAGCTCGCGGCAAGCGCGGCGGGTGTCGCAGCGCTCGCGTTGGGCAACGACCCGGGCGCTCCGCTCCAGGGTCTGCAACTCCCGGGCTGCGTCTGCACCGGCACGAACTTCACCGCGGCCGAGCGCCAGACGCTGGCGACCGCTGGCTGTGCGACGATGACCGTGCAGGCCGGCGATATCTATCTCGAGTCCGAGGTCACGACGTACACGCTCGACGGGTCGGCGCAGCCTGACGCCGCGTGGCAGTACACGCAGAACCCCTTCCTGCTGCAGCGCTTCAAGCGCCGCGTGAAGGCGCGTCTCGTGGCCCGCTTCCCGCGCTTCAAGCTCACCGACGACGGCAACCCGACGAAGGCCGGGCAGCGCGTCACGACGCCGAAGACGATCAAGGGCGAGATCGTGGCCGAGTACTCCGACATGGTCGGCGACGGCCAGATGGAGAACCTCGACGCCTTCAAGGCCTCGCTGGTCGTCGAGCGCAACGCCACGAACCGGAACCGCGTCGACGTGCTCGCGCGGCCGGACCTGATCAACCAGCTCCGGGTCGTCGCGATCCGCACCGAGTTCGAGGTCTAAGATGGCGCTGGAAACGATCGCTGGAATCACGAACGTCACGGTGTCGGCGTCGACTGGCGCGGTGGTGCTGAGCGTCGCGGGCTCGTGCTCGGTCCGCCTCTCGGGGTGGACGCGCGAGACGAAGATGGGTGCCTCGGGCGCGCATGGCCGGAAGAAGATGCCGGCCGTCGGCCGCATGTCGATCGAGTGCCACGACTCGCCCACGTTCGAGCACGCGGACTTCCGCGATTGGGACGAGGTGGCGGTCCAGGCGGTCACGGCGACCGGCAAGATCTACACGCTGATCGGCGGGATCGTCGGCG